TATTTATAAATGGCTATCATCCCACCACAGCGAAAATCGATATCGATGGTTAAGGCTCAACTCCTTAATCCAGCGACGACTTCGCACTTTCAAGTGAGCGTCTCTTTCTTAGAGGGAGGTTTTAATCAGTATAGACAAGAGTTAGGATTAAATTTAGATCAAGGAAGATTAAATATATTATGTTCAGATGCGTCTTTACCCGGATCAGCGTTTGCAACTTCAGAATTAAACAACAATATACCCGGAATAAGGGAAAGACATGTGTATCGTAGAAACTACGATGATAGTATTGATTTAACTTTTTATTGTGATGCAGATCAATACTTACCTATAAGATTTTTTGAAGCATGGATGAATTATATTTCGGGCATGACATCAGCAGGATATAATAGAGTAAAAAATGAGGACTTTCACTATCGTGTAAAGTTTCCAAGACAATATCGTGGTAATTTAGAAATAACAAAGTTTGAAAAAAATCTTGACTCAAGAAGACAAACAAAGATACTCACATATAAATTTGTTAATTGTTTCCCTCTGGCAATAAATTCAATGCCAGTATCATATGATCAATCACAATTACTTAAATGCACAGCTCGTATGGCATATTCAAGATACTTTATTGAGGATAGACCAAGAGGAGTAATTCCTAGATTCTTAAATGCTTTAGGATCAAGGGGTGGAAGACAAGGGCCAGAATTTAATAATGGTTTAGAAGTTCCATCAAATCCAGCGTTTGGTTTCGGATCTCGTACAGATAATTTTGTAAGGATTGATTCTAGATTAGGAGAAAGAAGATCTGGTACACGTTAAATAACCCCTATAAATAAACTTACTGAAGTATAACATTATGCCATTACCAAAAATTGCAACCCCAACGTATGAACTTGAATTACCCTCAACAGGAAAAACAATATCATATAGACCATTCCTTGTAAAGGAAGAGAAACTTCTTGTTATCGCACTTGAAAGTGAAGATACAAAACAAATCACAAATGCTATCAAGGCTGTGATTCGTGCATGTATATTAACAAAAGGTGTAAAGGTTGAAACACTTCCGACATTTGATATTGAATATTTGTTTTTAAATATTCGAGGTAAATCTGTTGGAGAGGATATTGACGTAAATCTTATTTGTCCGGATGATAATGAAACTGAGGTGTCTGTGAGTATCAATTTAGATGATATAAACGTTAAGAAACCTGATGGACATACAAACAAAATTAAACTTGATAATAATTTAATGATGGAACTCAAATACCCATCCTTAAATGAATTTATTAAAAACAATTTTGACCCAAACGAAGTTGGCACAAATGCAATGGAACAATCATTTGATTTGATTGGATCTTGTATTAACAAAATTTTTAATGAAGATGAGGTATGGGTCGCAGCGGATTGTTCAAAAAAAGAAATTAATGATTTTTTAGACTCGATGAATTCAAATCAGTTTAAAGAAATTGAAAGTTTTTTTGAGACAATGCCAAAGTTAACTCACACAGTAAAAGTCTTTAACCCTAAAACAAAAGTGGAGAGTGATGTTGTACTTGAGGGCTTAGCATCTTTTTTCGGTTAGCCATGGCTCATATGAATCTGGAGAACTACTTCAGATTAAACTTTGCCATGATGCAGTACCATAAATACAGTTTGACTGAGATTGAGAATATGATGCCTTGGGAAAGAGACATCTACGTTGGATTATTGCAGGCCCACCTTGAAGAGGAAAGACTAAAGGAGCAACAAAGAAACGCAAATGGATGAGATGAATCCAGCATTTGAGAATTTTCTCAACAATATGTCAAGACTCGGTGGCACTCCTAGAGAGACAACGAGAAAAGTTTCTCCAGCAAAATTTTTAGGAAATGATGGTTTAGCAAGACAAGTTGCGATAAACTCAAGAAAGATAACAATATTAAAAAATATTATTCAAGCAAGAAGAGTATCAACAGGATCGATGTTGACATCTTTATCAGGTGGATCTGTCAGAGGTGTCGAAAAAGAAATTATGGACATCAAAGAAACGATGTCATCGATATTAGAAACTTTACAGGCTCAAGAGAAGTTTGAGTATGAAAAATTCCTTGAAATGCAAAGGAGAGAGCAAAATCAAAGAAGAAGAAAGAGAGAGAAAACTTTAGAGTTAGATAAAGCTGGAATGAAAATTATAGACTCTGGAGTTAAAAAGGTAATAAAACCCGTTCAAAATATTTTTCTAAGAATACTTGGATTCTTCGTATCACTCGGTGTTGGTAGAATACTAATAAAGTTTTTAAACTTCTTTAAAGATCCAAAAAATGCTGCGATAGTTAGAGCGTTAGGATCCTTTATTGAAACATTCTTTCCATTTATTGTTGGTGGTATAGCAGTCGCCGGTCTAGGGTTAGGTGGATTACTACTATCCTTCTCAAGGATAGGAAGAATTGTAACAGGTATAGCAACTACTTTATTTGGTTTGGCAGCAGGAAGATCTGGAAAGATAACGGGAGCAGTCACCGGAAGATTAACTGGAAGACAAACGAAAATTGGAAAACTTTTAGATCCGATAAAGAGATTTACAGGATTCGGAGTGCCAGCAATCACACAATCCACTAAGTCGGGAACAAGCATTATTCAAGGGGGGAGTGTTACAAATAGAATAAAAACAATTTTTAAATTATTTGGTAGAAGATTTAGTGATGGTGATGTTGTTCCCGGAACTGGTAATCAAGATTCGGTTGCATCATTACTTACACCCGGTGAGTTTGTTATTAAAAAAGACTCAGTAAAAGGTCTTGGATTACCATTTTTACGAACTTTAAATGAGTATGGATCTCGTTTTAAAAATTTTTACAATCAAGGAAGAAACGTCAGATTCCCAAATGAAAACACTGCTAGATTAAGGGATTTAATTAAAGATGATTTCTCACAAATAACAAGGACTGATAAAGCATTTAAAGAGGGAGCTAAAGGATTAAAGGGTGCAAGACCTTTGAAAGCATTTACGCCAAACATGATGAAAACTGGGCCAACTCCTTTGATAAGACAATCAATTGAGAGACCTTTTAGAACCATGTTTGGAACCACTGTTGGAGGATTTGCGAAAAGACTACCTATTCTTGATGTATTATTGGATCTCGCTTTTCCTAAACCACTTGCAGATGGAACATTAACTGGAAATATGAATGCAGTTCCTAACTTATTACCACCAGTTGAAAACCAAACAAATACTTCTTCTGCTCTAAATTTTGATGAAATAGTTAATAAAATTCAAAATCCCAACAAACATGAAACTCAAAGGAACGAATTACTTGATGTTGGTTTTAATGAAGTGAATCTTGAAAAAATATCAACACTTGGATTTGAACTATGATTAACTCTTCAAAATTACTTTCAAGAGATTCAACTAGAACATCACCGATATCATCAAAGGTGGTTGCAAATATTGTTGTGATTCGTCGTGATTCAAAAAAGATAGATGATTTATTAAAAGAAAGACTTGTACTATCAAAAGTTAGATCTGGGATGTTGAAACAACAGGAGGAGAGGGATAGAAGAAAGAAAAAGGAAGAGGAAATGGAAACTGATGAGAGTCCAAGAAATTATAGAATTGATCAACCAGAAACAAAAAAGAGAAAAGGTTTTGGTGGATTTATAGGTGCGGTGTTTCAAGGAATCATGGGTATACTTAGTGGATTTATTTTAAAGTTTGCTCCTAAATTAATTGCACTAGCAGCAGGTATAATTAAGATTACAAAACCTTTTATAAGAATTGTTTCATCGGTATTAAAATTCTTCACAGTTATAGCTGGTGGTAAAATATTTTCTGAATTATTCAAAAGAAAATCAGATTTTGATAAGAAAAAAATAGAAGGAGGATTTAATTTTTTTAGGGGAAGTTTAGATACGCTAAGTACTGCTTTGATCGCATATACTGCTGCGTCTGTTGCCGGTGATTTTTTTGATTCTTTTGGTAGAATAACAGGTGTTACAGAACCAGAGCAGAAAATAGGTGCTAAAAAATATACTGGTAAACAGGCTGATATTCTTGTAAATGAGGATGGACAAATAAAAAGAATAAGAAGGGAGACTTATGAGAGAAAAATAACAAAAAAACAACGTGATTTGGTAAACGCACAGAAAACGACAAGAAGATTAACACCCGGACAAAAATATTTAAGAAGAGAAAAAAGACTTGTATTCCCAGTGGGATCTGAGTTAGTAAAAGAAAGAACTTTAGTTGATGGAAGACAAATCGTAACATTAGGAAATAGTGATGTTATATTAGAGTCAACAATAGTTGATGGAAAAGAGGTATTCACTACTAAAAAAACAAGAGATATTAAAAAAGTTTTAGCAAAAGAAGCGAAGGTGAGACCGAGAGATATAAGTTTGACTGCAAAAGATTTTGATGCTGAAAAAATAATTTTAGATGCAAGAGCAAACAAGGCAGCAATGACCGCTGCAGGTGAGGATATGCTTTTAGATGAGATATTTTCAACTCAAAAGATAAAATCAGATGCGATAAAGGAGAAGAAACTTCTTGATAATCTTGAAATGAAAAAAATAACTAAACCTAAACCCGGTGAAGCAGGGAGGACAGCGATACTATTAAAAAAATTAAAACCAGAATTTGTTGGA